CTGATCCAATAGCGGCTCCAGCAGCCGCCCCTGCCGCGACCCCAAATGCTCCTCCAACAGCAGCACCGGCAATGCTTCCGGCGGCGTCCCCTATAGCTCCGCCCTTTGCCTTGCCCCGTTCTATGTCCGTTAGATCCTCATTTTGATTTATTTCACTAAGCTCATTAACCATTTGAGGAATCTCGTAAAAAGCAGCAGTAATGCCTCCACCAGCCGCTCCCATGGCATAATGTCTTGGCTTTAAATTACCCCACGCATTTTGCGCCGCAGCTAAAGGGTTATTCTGGCCAGAAAGCCCGGCTCTACCAATTGTTCCGGCGCTACCAATTGCCCCGGCATTGGTGACATGTACCGGAATCCCGGGTCCTGAAAGCCCTGCCCCTATTTTTCCGCCCTTTAGCCCTTTTATTTGCGAGATAAAAAGAATAATCGTTGAAAGGGCTTTCATGGTGCCTAATGCCGCCACAGCCGCAGCAACGCCGTATATCGCCATCTCCATGCCCTTTGGGTTTTCGTCAAGCAGCTTTGCTATTGACTCCAGAGGCTTTGTCAGTACGGCGTCCGACAGTTTTAAAATATTGTTTTGGATCGATACAATGTTAGACGCAAGTGACTTTGCGTTCTGTTCCGCCCGTTTGTTGATTGCGTCTGAAGTATCCCCCAGATCGGCTATTTTCCTTTTTGTTTCCTCTGCATAATTGTTAAACTGTTTTATGGCTTTGATAGTATTGTCATCAAAACCGAACATGTCATTGAATCGTTCAAAACTGCCGAGTTCCCTGCCCATTTCAACCAAAGCTGTCATTATTTCATTGAAGCTTTTTAGTTCGCCGTTCTGGTTTCTGACATCAAAGCCCTTCAGGTTTTGCCGTATTTTATCCCTGCTTCCATCGAAACTTTGCATAGCGGCTCTGTACTGCCTAAGAGCCTGCGTATTTGAAGCGCCATTGTTTAAAGTCAGTATTGAAACATAAAGGTCTTCAATGTTGTCAACAGTTACCTCGCTAATGTCCATTAGCTGCGGGATCTGTTTTGCAAATTCCGCAAGCCCCATGCCGTGGAGCCTGTCATCAATTTCGGCAAGGTTATTTAGCTTTTGTTTTACGGTGTCAAGACTCGCTCCTTTCTGCACAAGGACGCTGAAGATATCCCCTGCTTCCTGTCCGGATATGCCAAGCCCCTGCATAGCGTCGGCCATAAACCTCATGCCTTCCGAAGCTGTTTCAAGCCCTATTGAATTGTCTGTAACAACCTGGCCGAAATTAACAAGCTCTTTAACAGGTACTTTTGCGTCAGTGGCTATTGCCAAAAGCTCTCGGCGGAACCTGTTGACCTCCTCCCCGGACATGCCTGCGTTGGTGCCTATTCGGATGATGCTGTCTTCGTAGTCGATGCTTGATTTTATAAGGGCCATCGTGCCGATGGTGACGCCTAATGATGCTATTTTTGCGCCGGCGGATGAAAAAGCCTGGTCAATAGCCTGGGCCGCGTTTACAACAGTCTGCCTGAACCCCAAGGTAGCGTTCCCGGCATCCTTCATGCCGGATAAAAAAGCTTTGCCTGTATTTTTGGCGGCCTGAACAGCTTTTTCCTTGAAAGCCTGCGTTGACTGCCCAGCCTCCTTCATGCCGTCGGCAAAAGCATCGTCTGCCGTTCGGGCTGCGTCTACGGCATCTTCCTTGAAATCCTGCGTAGCCTTTCCGGCGTCCTTCATCCCGGAAGAAAATTTGTCTTCTAATGATATTTCTACTACAGTTTTTAGCGGGCCGGGCATTACCTTATCCTGTGCATGTCGTTGTAAATGCTTACTGCTGTCTCATGCCAGAAGCTCAAGTCATGCCATGTAAATTCCATGGCGGACTCGTAGCTGATTGACGGCATGAGCATCAAGAGCTCTCCGGTAATTCTTCGTAGACTTCCGACAAATTGTCCGGTGGTGTATCCGGCGGCGCTTTCACCGCCTTCGTAGGGTTTTCCTCGGTTTGGTCAAACAAGTTGATCTTCCCCGAAAATCTTAAATTTGTCCTTGCAAGGATAACCGCGCAGTCGGCGAAGTCTTCAGGAATCATCTCGCCAAGCAAAGATTCAGGCTCCCCTGTCAGGCTTGACATAAGGGCAATTGCAATAGCAACTGTGCTGTCCTCGTACTGGTCGGTGCGCAGCGCGTCTTTAAGCTTGGGCGGCTTAAATTTTAGTTCCGTTACAGTCCTCTCCCCGAGGGTTAAAGGAACGCGCAGCTTTACAGTCTCTGTCGCAAAGGGATCTATTTTTTTTGCCATACGCTTATCCCTATGCAAGCCTCGGGCTTGTTGCCGAGTTGTATTCAATTTCCATTTCGGCGTCGCCCAATTCACCCGGCTCAACAACCCATGCGTTAGGCATCATATACTGTTTGCCGCCTGTGGTGAAAATAGTGAGGGTATCCTCTTCCACATCACTTAGCTCTTCTACGCCAAGCTTTCCTGTGGCGTTAAGCTTCAGCTTCAAAGACGCGAATGTCTGGCTTTCGGTGTAGCCTGTGTTTTCAGGAACCTCCCCCGCCTTTGTTTCGCGCTTTACGCCGGCAGGCTTAAATGTCGCTCCTTTTTCCTGTACAGGCAGCTCCCCATGGGCTGCCGATATGACGCGCTTTACCCTTTCAAGTTTCATGCTTCTCCCCTTTATTTGAATTGATTCAGGCCCGCGCCGATATAGAACTGGCCTATAAGGTTCGGCTGGTGCAGGTACTCAAGCCTGGTCTTGCTGCCTGTTTTGACTTCGACCAAAATAGATTTCTTGTAGTTTTCGAAGTCCTGGCACCACTGTTTTCCCTTGATAAATACTTCACTGTAAAGCTCGGCAAGGAAGGAGCGGAACACTCCGGGGGTCATAACCTTGGCGGCAGAGCCGAAATTTTCTTCTGTGCTTGCAAGCTTCCAGGTCTTAAACCTCTTTTTTGCCTCGGCATTGATATAGGTCCTTACCGCGTCAACGGTCTCGGTAACCTGCACGTCAAGGTAGCTTGTGTCCCTTCCTCCGTCAGAGTTTTCGGTATAGCTTGTAACAAGCCTCTCAATCAGCACGTTGCCTGTTGTATCAAGGCGGTATGTTGCAATTCCTGCCTCAAGCATTTTCTGGCGGTCCCAGAAAGAAAAGTCCTGGCCTCCAATCAAGCCTGTTACTTTTGAGTCATAGGTATTGGCTGCTGGGTCGTCGGCAAGGACGCGGCAGGCGACGGCGCACCATGCGGCTGTCCAGACGCAGGGCAAGTCAGGGTTGGCGCTGCGGGGCAAAAGCACGATGTGGGGGGAATTAACTTCCCCCGCCTTATGAAGCATTGAGCCCTTTTCAGTTTTGCTCCCAAGCTCACCTGCCAGGGCAATGTACATCCTGCCGCCAATCTGCCTCATCGCGTCGTAGCGCGAATCAAGCTCGTCAGAGCAGGCCCTGATGTTTTCTGCATCGTCAAAATCGCTTGCGAAAAAGTTGTACCGCACCTCGCCAAGGCCGGTAAGGAAAGGCTTAATCTTTGTCGCGCCTTTTCCCTCGGATGTGGCCCCTTCTTCAACCGACACCCCGTGCGCGAGGGCTTCGATTATGACGCTATTGCGGTTTCCCACAAGGCCCTTCACGTTGCTAATGACAGTAATAGACGCGCTGTTTTCAGAGTCGACTTCTGCGAAAACCGGAAGGATGATTTCAGAATTGATGCGAGCGACGATGGCGGCTGCAATTTCCTCCGCAGTCGCCCCGGCTGACACAGCAGCTTCAAAATTCTGCCCGTTCACCGTAATGCGGATCGCTCCGGTCTCGGCGGCAGAGACGCTGACACAAAAGCTCTTTTTCCAGAAAGTTCCTGCTTCAGGCTCCGGTATGGGAAGCACATAGAGCTCTTCTACCTTGTTAAGCGCAAGGAAGGTTTCTGCCATAATGGCAGCCGGGCTTCCGTAGCCGAAAAGCTGATGCGCTTTCACGGCTGAAAGTATGTTAAGCGGTTTCCCGTCTTCTGCTTCTGCCGATGA